GGCAAGGGCCGCTCCAGCAGCGATGAACGGAGTCAACGGCGCTACTGCGGCAATTCCAGCGGCAGCCATAGCCACAAGCCCCGGAACCATAGCGCCCATAATCGCACCGGCAACAGCAATTATTGCCGGTTGCAGTTCCGGAGGAATTAATGTTTTTAAAACATCCCCGACGCCGCCGCCCTGCTGGATCACCTGATTCACTTTATCGATCTGTTCAGCCAGGCCGGATAAAATCCCGGCAAGGTTTAATCTGTCAGAAATTTTGGTGCCTGCGGAAATCGCAGCCATTTCCAGGCCGTCCATCAAATTGCTGAAGGAACCTGTTACGGTTTTGGACTGCTTCTCCATCATACCGCCGAACTTTTCATTCATTCCGGCTACCAGATTAGCGACGCCGTTCTGTGCATCTACCTGTCGCTTGGTCACCATGTCCATAGCGCCCGCCACATCGGTGTTCAATGCTTTAGCCAACAGTTCCCATGCAGGAATACCGGCTTCTGTCAGCTGGCGCATCTCCTCAGCCTGCACCGTGCCTTTTGCATACATTTGACCCAGTGCGGTCGTTACCCTGGCGATTTTATCCTGCCCGCCGCCTACAGCGGCCACTGCATTACCAACAGCCGTTAGCGTGGGTATTACGTTCTTTGCCTCGATACCGTAGGCCATCATCTGCTGGGCGCTTTCAGTCAGTCCCTTGAACTCAAACGGGGTGCGCGCAGCGAAATTCTGCAGATCTTTAATAAATGCGCCCGCCTTTTCCGCACTGCCCAGCATAGTCGTAAACGCTACCCGGTTGTTTTCCATGTCACTGGCCAGCTTAACCGCATAGACGCCTAACCCGCCCAGGGCTGCACCTGCAGCAGCTACACCGCCGACAATTCCTTTAGACAGATCGAGTGCCGGGCCACCGAATGCGCTGTTCATCTGGCGCTTCGTTGCATTAAGTTTTTTCTGCAGGTCGCTGGTATCCGCGCCAATTCTCACCAGCAAATCAGCTATTGTCTGAGACATATTTTTTCACCCTCTCGCGTTGCTCCGGAGTCAGCTCTTTCTCAAATTCTGCCCGTTTCTTTTTTACTTCACTAATATCTTCATCCGGTGGCAGGAGCTGTTCCATTAAGCTTTTCACAGCGACCTGCGAACCTCTTTTCAAGTGTATATTCATGAGATTGGCGACCATTGTAAACTGTTCGCGCAATCGTAATTTTCTACGTTCTTCCCAGCCGTCAATAAGCTGTTCCAGTTCACCAATCGTTAATTTTTCAAACTGTTCTGGCAACAGGTGCAGCACACCGTACGCCATCCTCTCTGCAAACCGAACATAATCATTCCATACCGGGGCTTTATTTTGCCCCGTCACACGTTTTTTGATTCAGTCCTCTTTGCTTCCTGCTCTTTCATCCATTCTTTATCTTCTTCGGTCATTTCTTCAGGAAACGTCAGGAAATATATTTCTTTTCCGTAGAATTTTGATGCAATAATAGCTTTGGCCACAAGTCCCTGAATTTCAGCCACAGATTCTATCTTTCCGGTGTCCAAAAGTTCCTGAATTTTGTTGCCGTACCACTTAGCATCGTGATAACCATGCTGCCGAAGTCCTTCTGCCAACAGTTCGCAAATCAGCGTAATGTCAAGGCTGCGGGTAAGACTCAGCAATTCACCAATAGGAGTCTTCATTTTTTCTTGGATTCGACTATATGCGTTAATGTTTAGCTTGATCTCCTGTCCTTCCCCGAAATAATCACACCGTACAGAATTTTTCACGATTTACCTCCCTAATAAAAAAGGCGCGGTTACCACCGCGCCCCTATTTTCTTTTTAGCCATTGTTGGCAGCAGGCTTGATCTCAGAAATGGGACCGTTGCCGTCGATGGTACCGGATACGGTAACCACATCGTCGTGCGGAGCCTTTACGCTGAAATTCATAACGGTGCCATAACCGGTCTGATAAGAGCCGTCCGCGTATTCATATTTAAAGAACTGCGATTCCCCGCTGCGGAAAGCAGACTGCAATGCGGTTACGCCCGTATCGCTCATGATATATACGGATTCCAGGTCGATAGACCAGGACTTCAAGCCCTGAAGCGTAACCTTCCAGCCGCCGCTCGTTTTATGAGAGGCGTCAATTGCATCCGCTTCCTGGTTCAGATCGTCGCCACGCTGCCCGCCGATCAGCGTCCACACCGGCTCTGCTTCCGTTCCATCGGTCGCTATATACAGCAGGACGTTTTTCCCAGCCATTGCATTACTGGCTTCATTAGATCCTTTAAATGCCATGCCTTATTCCTCCTTTTATTTTGTATCCTGTATGGTTACTTTGATAGTTAACGTACCGCCGTAGCCATACAGGTCTTCTTCATACGTTTCGTAACTTTCGATTCCACCATCCACGACCACCCACTGGTCAGCGGCCATATCGATTATGGTCGAATCATCCATCAGGATGTCGCAGATAGCTTCCCCGATTCTGTCAACTTCCGCCTTGCCACGGTACTCTGAAAAGATATGCAATTCAACCGCGCACCGTAAAATCTTTTCCGATTTTACCTTGGTCTCATTACTGGTCACGTTACCGATGACGATGTACGGTAATCCAACACTATCATCTACGTGGTCAGTGATGGGTACATCCTGAATACGACTTTTCAGCAGCCGGTAAATCGCTGACGACAAAGCATTGTTTGGTAATCGCCTCATGGCTTCACCGCCTTTTTGATATCATCAATAATCTTTCCCTCGTTTGCCTCATAGGCCGGCTTCATAAAAGGCTGAGCCCTGCGGCGCGGAATCATGGCCCAACGTGTAAAGCGGACCATTCCCCTGGCGTTGATCCGCAAAACCTTTTTCTTTTTAGGTTCTGCAATGGAGGTCTTCACACCGTTCTCAATCAGGTGGGCATGAGGTGCCATCGCCTTTACAAGCCCGGTACAGTTTTTGCGTTTGAAGCTCGTCCGAATGGACCGGCGCAAGGATCCCGTATCTCGGGCCACTTTTCGCCGTGCATCACTTCCGGTACGCTTCGTACCGGCCGCAATCGCTTCCTCTACTTTCGTGCGGGTCGCCCCATCATAAAAGGATATTTTCCGCATCGCCTTATTTAATTCCGTATGATCCACCTGCGCATAAAAGGTATAAGCCATACTACGCACCGCGCTTCCGAAGGAATTTCAGCCCAAGGATATCATAATCAGTCTGGCTGTCATCGATAGCTATCACTTCATAAGTCTTGCCGTCACTCCAAACGATCCTGTCGGATAGCAAGATGCCGGAACGTTTCCGTATTCGTGCCTGCACCTGTTCCACAGACTGCACGCCGCCCTGGATGACCTGCTGGGAGAACTTGGGCACCATCAGCTGGGCCCAAAGTTTTCCAACAGTATTCCATTCCGTTGCGTATCCACCCGAACCATCCGGCGTTTTAATTTCGCGTAAGAGTGTGACCCGGTTTCGGAGTTTCCCCAAAATGTTAAGTGCCATTCTGCTCACCACTTTCGGGATATGCCTGAGACAACTTAATATGCGTCAGCATCGCCTGCACCGTATGAGGCATCTCGATGATATTGGCCGTGGTTGCCACGCCTCGGTTTTCATACCAATGCGCGATCAATACCTTTTCGCAAAGATTGTATATCTCCGAACCGGAATCCGCCTTCCCGGTCGCATTCTGGATATATTCAGATGCGGCCGAGATTAAGGCGGTTATCAGTTCATCGTCTTCCGTTACGTTGGATTCGACTTTAAGATATACCTTTGCTTCCTCCAACGTAATCACGATTACGCACCTTTAACCAGTTTTACCAGGGAGTGGGTGTCAACCGGATGGCCATCCACCACCATAACGGATTTGCGGATGATGTCATCGGTGTCGTTGTCCTCATAGGTCTTGATGCCGATATTCAGGTTGGTATTCAGCATGTAATCTTTCATGCGGAACAGGAAGCCAAAGCAGTCACCGGCAGACGCACTCGCAAAGGTTTTTACATTGTCGGTCAGAACAACCTGACGGCCCAGCAGGTAACGTTCCGGAGCGCCATTGATGCCATGGTCTACGCGGGCAATGGGATGACCCTGTTCGTCTACCATACCAACAAAACCCATAAAGGTCTTTTTGGACATTACCCATACAGCGCCGTTTTCGTAAGCGGTGGGCAGTTCAGCTTCCGCATCCGTCAGAGTGTCATAGGACAGAGCAGATACACTTACAGTCTTGCCTACAGTGGCGCCAGACGGTACATGCAGGATGCCGGTAGGACGATCGGTACCGTCACCGTCAATAATAGCTTTTTCCAGTGCGGTAGCCATGGCTTCCACGATGTTGCTCACCAGGGCAGCTTCAAATGCGCTGATGGACATGTATTCCGCTTCCAGGGAAACAGATACTGCACAGCGCAGTTTGAAATGACCGAAGATGATGGAACCGGTGGTCTTTTTCTGCCGGTCGCTGCCTACGCCTTCATTTACCCAGGATGCTACAGGTTTCGTTGCAGAAGTGGGAATCGCTACACCGGTCAGATAGTTGGTAAGAGTTACCAAAGGCAGGATGTTGCCGTAGGTCTTCAGCTCTTCCACGATCCGGTTCATGGTCGGAGTCGGAATCGCCGCACCAATATCGGTGGTCAGGGTGTTGGCATTATCGCGCAGCTCCGGAGCCATTACGCCAGTGCGTACATAGGTCATGAAAGCTTTACGATATTCCATGGTACCCAGCGGGTCTTCCGGGTTTGCCAGCGGAGCGCCAGGCTTCGGTACATTACGTACTTCCAGATCATTAGCCTCGCCGTTATTGGTATTGATGTTGTTTGCCATCTCCTGACGACGGCGCAGTTCGGTTTCTTCCGCTTCCAGATCCTGCAGTTCTTTTTCCAGCGCTGCCAGGTCTACTTTTTCGGTTCCTTCCAGGGCCTTACGGATTTCCATTTTACGAGCCAGGATTTCTTTCAGTCTTTTATCCATGTTGTTTTCTCCTTTTTTAAATGATTTTGAACTTTTTTATACGATTGCCGCTCTCCAGCTTTTACCGCATTGCTCTCCAGCTTTACGGTGGCAATTAAAACCCGGCTCTCCAGCCGGAAATTTTACAGATATGTGCGAAGCAGAAGCTTTTTCCGCTCTTCTGCTTCTTTGGCTTTGGCTTCCATCTCCTTGAAGTATTCTGCGCCACGTCCCTCTACGGTGGAAATTTCCGTGCCATCATATGCCGGAAAATCAACAACGGCCACGTCAAAGATTTTGTCAAACTTGAGGATAGTTCTGGTACAAATCTTTTCTTTATCATCATATTCCACCTGCTGCTTCTCCACGGTAAAAGCAAAGGACATTTTATCCAGGTCGCCCCGCCGGATCAGTTCGTAAACATCTTTGCCGGTGCTTGTCTGTGCAATATCCGCCCGGACGGACAACCCGTGTTCGTCCGCTGCCAGCGTCAGCGTCTTATTGCGTGTCCTGGCCAATACCATGGCGGTATCCTGGTGGTTATATTTGAAGCACACGTCACTCATGTCCGCGCCTTCAAATGCTTTTGGGTCCACTCTCTCAAAATATTTATAACCGCTGTATTCACTTTCCCAGATCAGCGTAGGTTCATTGAACACAGCAGCATAGCCCTGTACCGTCAGCTTGCCTTCCTCATTGGCGCTATTAAGCTGTGCGGCCCTAATTTCCTTCATCCGTTTCATCGGCATTATCGTTTCCCCCTGTCTGATACTTACTCTGGTCACTGGCCTTGATATAGTTCAGGCTCACGATCCGTTCATCGCCATCCGGAACCGGCGCATATCCGAACAAATCCCTGGCGTCATTGATAGTCAATATCCCTGCCGGAAGCAGCTGCTTGGCAATATTAATCTTGCTGGCTACGGAAATGTAATTAAGCCTATTCGCTTCAAACATGATTTCATTACCAAATCCCTGCTCCCGTTTTGTAAACATCGCCACGGTAAACGCCTGGCTTAATTTCACCGCCAGCGGTTCGATAACCGATTCATAAAATGCAATGAACTCCGATTCATCATAAGTTCCGTTAATCAGTTTTTCGGAAACTCCGAAATACTTATAAATGTTATCCCTGGCATACGTCATCTGGGCCGCATCGAAAGTCGTGTTTTCCACATGCAGCTCTTTATAGTCGGTGGTGTTGTCCATAGGAGCAATGCCGCTGCCGTTTTTTACCGGGTCCACAAAATTCTGAATAAACGTTTCAAAATTCTGTTTCAAGTCTTCCGGACGCAAGGTCTGTAGAAATTTCACAATGCCCCGCAGCCGTCCGTAGTTTTTCACCACATTTACAATGGCCGTCTTCTCTGCTTTTAACAGTGTCAGGTCTTCCAGCAAGATTTTAGCTTCCGGATCCCCGAACATTTCATCCCGGTTAAAATGCCGTCGAACGTGGACAATCTCATCGTAGGGTACCGTCGCCTGATACCCTATGCCGAAGGTGAATTTTGCATAGATCACATTCCGGGTGTCTTCGTACAGGCTTACCTGCGAGAAATCCAACGGCCAGAGGGCCACAATATCCGCAGTCATATCCCGTTGTACATAGACGAACAGATTATTTGTCGTGAAATACTGGATTACGATTTTTTCAATGAATTCCGCGCTGGTCATCAGCGGGTTCGGACGGACTGACAATAAATAGTTCAGCCTGTCGTCCAACACTTTTAAAGTGCGCCCATCCTTTTTTACTACATGACGCGGATTCAGTTTGCTTGCGTGCCGGGCGATGGTGTCCACGCAGGAACGGACCGTCGCGTCATCATATGCCGCGCCATTGAACGGCGTGTATTCATTACTGTAACCGTTCAGCATTCGCAGCTGTGTAAGATTCCGCTGCGGTTCCTTTTTGTTCCCGAAAATTCGGGAAAACATATTCCTGATTTCCACGCGTTCACCTCCCCTTTAAATAATATTTGCATAATCGCGGGAAAACCGCTGATATGTAACATAAGCATCAAGCAAGCTGGCAAATCCGTCTATCCGATTCCTGCTTCCGGTTTTACACGGCTGTATATTCCCGTTCCGGTCCTCAAAAACCGAAGTGTTTGCCATACACCATTTCAATACCGGATTATTACCGTAATTTACCTTTTTGGATGCCAAATCCGCTTTCAGGGCTTTCATGGGTGCTGATAGAGTTTGTACGCCCTGGGCCACCGGATCCATAACCGGCTTCCCAAATGTCTCTTCCATATCCTGCACCCAATAGGTTGCTGACCACCGGTCATACCCAACCTTGTATAAAAAGATATCATCCTGTTGCTGTACTTCCCGGAACCATTGCACCAGCAAACGGTAATCAATCTTGTTTCCCGGCGACAGGTCAATGTATCCCTGCTGGTGCCAGATATCGTACGGCACATTATCCTCTTTGAGCCTTTGCTCAAAAAGCTCTTCCGGAATCCAATATTTCTGTTTTACATAGATAATTGGGTCCCCCTGCACTTGAAACAGTATCGTGGCACAGGTAAGGTCCGTCGTCTGGGACAGATCCGCGCCGCCGATACCATAACGCGGTTTCAGTTCCTTGATATCAAATACGGCTTCATTATTCAGCTCTTCGAATGTAAAGAATGCCTGGGATGCCGTCTCCCGTATATCAAAATCCTTTGTCAGCAGGTTTTTTACAAGCATCGGATTAGCTTGCGCCCGCCGTACTTTATTGGCCAGCGTCTCCCGGTTCTTAATGGTACCCAGACCCGGGTTCGCTTTTTGCCAGCATGCTTCGTCTGTCCACTCTGATCTGTCATCCAGCTCATACACGATCGGAAGTACAGTTTCATCGTGGTACCCTTCCGGATCATCATACCCGTCAATGACCCGCCGACATTCATCGTACTTCAGGTCAAAAATATTATCGCGGACCGTTCCTGCAGTCGAAGTTATTATCGACATCGGCTGCACCCGGGCGGACATACCATCAATAACCACATCATACAGATTCCGGTCTTTGATGGCATGCAGCTCGTCTATCAGAGCGCCATGGACGTTCAGTCCGTCCAGTTTCATACTGTCACTGCCCAGCGGCTC